ATCCTGCGATTTGTTTGTTGAACGATGTCAGCCCGATGATGTTTCGAGTGACCGCGGGAAGTTCGACTTGGTCGACCTCAAGCTCGATGATTGGGTTGATGTCGATCGAGGTGATCGGTGCTGTGTTCTCGTCGAATGTCGTCGTCGAGCAGGTAGGTCGACGCGTGACGCGCATCCTTGCCGGCTTGACTGAATAGTCGAAGTAGACCATCGCGTCCGGAACCAGCCGGACAAGTTCAGAGATTGCCTGACCGCAGGTCGACTGGTTGAGAGTGATCCTCGGAAACTCGTGCATCGCTGCGACTGTGGATCCTCCGGCGATCGTAGCAATCGGGCAGCCGAGCGCCGCGGAACGATCGATCGCCGCCTCGATGCTGGTCTTGAGATCCTGCCCTGTTGACGCTGTGCCGAAAACGTAAGAGATGCGTTCGCTTGTTATTCCAGTCCCGTCTTCGATGAGCGAGGTGAATGGCACCTTCTCAAGGAACCACCACGGACCGGAAACTGTGACCTGATGCTCGTGCGAATCGCCGCGGATGAGGCTTCGGATGTTTGTGACGTTGCCATGGAAAAACCGGACGCCGTCGCGGTAGATCGCCATCTCCTGCCTGAGTGTTGGCAAGTTTGAATCGGTCGATGGGATGTTCGCTGGGGTTGGAGGTTGAACGAGCGAGTATCGGATGACGACGATCCCGGAGGATCCATTCGCTCCGATGCCGACTGCGGTCTGTTTGAACATGCCGGCGCCGCCTCTGCCTGTGTTTGGAACGACCGAGACGTTCGGGGTGAGCGAGACGCCGCCGCCGATCGCGTAGGTCGTCGCGGTGCCTGTGATCGACGAGGAGAGTCCTGCTCCACCGTCTGCTATCGCAGACGTCCGATTGACTCCTGCTGCTCCGGCTCCGCCACCTGTGCCTGATCCTCCGCTGGCGCTGCTTCCGCCGGCATTGCCCTGCCCCGAGACTCCTGCGCCTCCTGCGCCACCGTTTGTTCCACCGCCACCAGATCCACCGGCTCGACCTGCGACTGTATTCGTGCCTGAGACGCTCGCCCCAGCGCCTCCGCCGGTGACGCTAACTGTCGTTCCGATCGATGACGCTCCGCCATCTGATCCGGCGTCCTGCGTGACCTTTGCCATTCCTCCGGCTCCGACTGTGATCGTGTAAGTTCCGGCTGCGAGCGAGACTGTGCCGGTCAGGTATCCACCGGCGCCACCGCCACCGCCGGATCGAGTCGAGGAGTTGCCTCCGCCCGATCCGCCGCCGCCGACGACTAGATATTCGATCGATCCGCCGTTCGTGACGACGAAGGATCCCGATGAGAGGAAAGTGTGCCTGCGGTATCCACCGCCGTCGCTGATGGCGCCGCCTGTGGCGACGACTCCTTGGAGGACGTATTGTGCGACCTTCGTGTCGCTGGCGAGCATGCCGGTCTTGGTTGCTCTGACTTTCAGGGTTGATGGGTTGGCGACGGTAAGCGTCGCACCGTTGGCGACGATCGGACTGGATCCGGTTGGGTTGCTGCCGTCGGTCGTGTAGCGCATGGTTGCGCCGGCTGTCGCGCAGGAGACGACGACGTTGACCGTCGCGCCTGTCCGGATCGATGAGTCTGGCGTGCAGGTAGGGGTCGCGACGAAGATCTCGGTGGCTGCGTCCTCGACGACGATCGAGAGGTTGAGTTCATCCGCCTCCAGGCTGCGGAAGTTGACCTTTGCCGCGGTGATCTTGCGATATTGCATGGACTGAGGCGTCTCGTCCCAGCCCTGCCCAGTCTCGCCTTCGATTGTCCAGTTTGTCTGCATGTTTTATTTTTGTACGCCTGAGCTGAAACTCCGCTGCCGTTGTAGATTGTCAATTTGGTTTTGCAAGGCGGCATTTTGAGATTTGAACTCCTGCATGATTGTCGTCAGTTGAGTGATCTTCTGAGTGTTTCCATTGATCGCTTCGCGGATCTGCGGACCAAGTTGTGAGATTGCAGATGATGTCGTGCTAATCTCGTTCAGGGTAATTTTTCCATCCTCAAGATTCTTTTTGATTATATCAAGCGCCTCCTGCTCTTTCGGTGTCGATGCTTTGACTTCGTCTGTGATATTCTTGATCTCGGAGGCGATCAACTTCGCTCGCTCCTCGATCTGTTTTGCTGCCGCACCGATTTCTTCATCTGATGCCGCCTGTGTGATCGTTGTGACTGCCGTTTGGACGTTCTCTTTTGTTGTCTGTAAATCTGCCTCGACCTGATTGAGTTCATTCCATGATTTGTTGATGTCGGCTGTGCTCTTTCCCATCAATTCCGAAAGACTTTCGATCCTGCTTCGCAGTGCTTCCATTTCTCTTTCGATCTGTCCTGTATCCAGAGTGAACTGGGCAGCTTCGGATTTTTTGACTTGCTCGGGACTTATTTGTTCTCCAGCTAGACTTCCAGCAATTCTGTTCATCGTGCTGTTAACTGCTGCGATCTTCTTAGTTGCCTCGAGGCGAGCTTCTAGCGCTCTGAGTGCTTCTCGAGCTGCCCTCATTTCTTCGAAGGCGTTTTGCTTTAGCTCTTGTCCTTTGACAACGGTTTCGGATGCAATGGTGACAGCATCCTCAGCAAGTTTGATTTTCAACTGCTCTGCTGCAATCGCCTGATCAACTTCTTGTTGCCTGCGTCTTGCATCCTCGGCAGCTTGTTCAGATTGGCTCTTGAACGCGTCGGTCGATTCGCCGCGCATTTCTTGCAGTATTTTCTCTGCATCAATTAGAGCATTATATGAATCGTTGACTGATTGGTTGAGCTTGAGTTGATTCTCGGCAGTATTGTTTAACTGCTCTGCGAATCTCTGCGCTTCTGTCGCTGCGTCCTCGATCTTCTTTCTGCCGAAGTCATATTTACTCTCGACTGCCTTCGCGGCTGCTTCGCCTGCTTGCTTGAGTCCATCTGCGAGGAGCTTGGTCTTGTCGGCTGCGCTCATCGCGTCTTCCTGCATTCCCAAGAAAACTTTCGTGGCGATCGCTCCGATAGCGACGAACGCTCCAGCGATGGCACCGGCTGGTCCGAACGCTCCGAGGAGCTGCGGCGCCTGTTGAGAGAACGCTGTGAGAGCTGACGTGCCGGCTCCGACTTGGACTGCAAAGTCCTGCACCTGATAGCCAGCCTGCCCGATAAGTCCGCTGACCTTTGAGGCTGCTTTGCCTGTGCCAGTCGTTGCGGTCGTTGCTGCATTCGTCGCGGTCGTGAGGTTAGTCATCGCCGTCGTTGCCTGCTGCGCTCCGCTTGTGTTCGCGGTCGTTGCGATGTTAATCGTGACTTTTCGGTTTGCCATGGTTTAAGCGGTGATGCGTCCGGTGACGCTGACTGAAAGGTTAACGGTGACGCCGATCTGCGTCGCTGAGATCGCAGGGAATGCTTCGTAGATCGTCTGGCTGCTGTAATAGGTCGGAGCGACGCCTGCGGTCGTGTTGTCGCTGGTCGCGTCTGGCGTGATGCCCGGGGATGGCGATCCGTTTGAGATCGCGATGTTCAGCGTCGAATCGTTCGCTGCCTGCTTGCGTGCCGTGAGCGAGATCGATGCGCCTGTGCCGCCGACGTTGTAGTGGCTTGAGATGTCGCCGTTCTGGTTGAGTGCAACGCGCACCTTGTCCGCCCAGACGCTTGCGGTGTCGCCGAGCAGGACTGGCACTTGAATAGTCAACGGTGAGACGTCGAGGATCGCCGAGGTGACGACGATGGTGACGTTGCCCGCCGCGGTCGTGGTGCCGACTGCTGTCGTCGTCTCGACCTGCCGAGTGCCGGTTGTAGCGAGCGATGCTAGGAAAAGTGAACGAGCGCTCAGATTGTTTAAGTAGCTCGGAAGCTGCTGCACGAAGTATTCCGCCGCCTGTAAGCTGCCGAACTCGGTCGACGACTCGAAGCTGACGGTCGTTGTCATGCCTGCCCGCGGGATCTGCCGCGCCTCGACCGCTCCAATATAGGAGACGGTCTGGACGGTTGGCTGCGGACTCATCGAGAGCCGGGTAGCTTCTGACTGGCGTCCTCCGGTGCCACCAGCAAGCTCCAGACGACGCGTGCCGATTGTTAGGGTGGCGATCACTGGAGTTTTATGCTACGGCTGCGATAGTGAAGAGTGCGTTGGGTGCGCCGGTTGTGAATGTTCGGCGTGCTGACATGCTGAGTTGACCCAGTCGGTTCTCTGTCGGTGAGAATCGTTTTTGGAGGTCGATGACCTGCACGGCCGCAGCGTCGAAGTTCAGTCCACCGCTTGTCGCGGTGCTGATGTCGAGCGTTGCAGAGGCGAGATCCTCGCCAGCGTCGAGCGATCCGAAGTAGGTGTCGAAGGAGTTCTCTGCGACTCCGACCGGGATGCAAGTGATGTTGCAGCCGAGGTTTTGGAGCGACATGTCGACCGTGCCGATCCCGTCGACGACGATCGGCGTGAGCGCGAGGTCGAAGGAGATCTCGAAGCCGGCCTCTGAGAAGAACGTCGTGGCTCCGCCTAGGGTCGCCGTGTAAGGTGCCGTGACGATCTTGGTCGGATCGAATGCTGTTCCGATCGCTGCACCGGCTCCGACGCCGTAGTAGTCGGCGAGCGCTGATGGATCTCCGCCAAGTTCAAGGATCCCGGTGAATTGAACGGATCCGAAGGCGGTGTTGTTTGCTGTGCAACGGATGCTCGGCATCTGGGTGATCGCTGCGTTGCGGATCGTGTAGGTCGCGTCGAGTGCGGTGATGACAAGCGGCTTGTCGGTGGCTCCGTAGATGCTCGATCCCATCGCTGTGTTGCCGTATGGAAAGAGCACGGTCAATGCCTCGATCTCGCCGACTGGCTCAAACTCGACGACGACTTGGAAGTCGGTCTTCGACTTGATGAGAACGCCATAGGCATCTGACTCCTTGTCGAAGGTTGCGTTTGTCATGGTGATATTGACGCCGCCCTTTGAATAGAACGTAGCGGAGTCAAAGGCGATCTTGGCAGGACCGCGGACGATGGTGGTGCGTGTAAATGTTGGCATTTTGTTTTATCTGGTTGGCTCGTCGGTGGATAGTCCGACTGGAATGGTTAGGCTGACGACTTTTTGGAGCATCGACTCGTTGGTCTGTGACTCCAATCCTGCGAAAAGCATGACGCCGCCCGAGAGCGGCTCATCGTTCTTATCGAGCGGCTGCGTATGGTGCAGGATCCGAGCGACTGCCTCGGCGATCTCTGTCGCCGATGGCGTGGTGCCGGTCTTCGATCTCCAGACCGCGGGGATCTCTGAGACTGTGACTCGAAACTGTGAATTTGAAAGGTAAGGTCCGGGGGTGTTCTCCGAATCTGTCTCGGCTGATTCAAAGTGAACCAAGCAGAATGCGCCGGCGCTCTTCATCGCGTTCAGGATGCTCGTCTCGACGTCTTTGCCGTCCTCGATGACGACTGGGATCTTCGGCACGGTGCGGAAGAACGCATGCTCCGAGAGTGTCTCGGCGATGCTCTCGACGATCTGGCGGATGATGCTCAAGGTGAGTAGGAGAAGTCCATGGTTGCGCTGCCGCCGTAGCGGAACGATGAGGCGGAGGATGAGGCGAAGGATGCCGCGCCGGTATCGTCGGAGTCGGCGTCGTTCTTGGCGAGATCATCCATGAAAGTCTCAGCAGCTTCGACGGCGATCTTGCGATCCTCTCCGTTGAACTCTGCGAGTGATGGGAACGCTTCGGATAGCAGGCGCCGCGCTAATGCGTAGCCGTGGCGCTGGGATCCAGGCGGGACGTTCTTGCCTGTGTTGATGACTGCGGCGAGGCCGCGCTTGCGGCGCCCTGCATTGACCCGGGAAACAATCTCTTGCGCGACCTGTTCGAGGATCTCGTCGATCTTCGACTCTGGCGCTGGTGACTCAGCCAACAGTGCCTCGAACTCGTCTGAGGCGAGTCGATCTCTGAGGCCGTCCGATGTAAGTTGAACCCATGGCATAAAAGAAAAGGGGATGGAGGAGCGAGGAAAACACTAGAAAAACCTCGCTCCTCCGGTTGTTATTAGAACAACAATTTCGCGACCATGTTGGCGGTCAATGTGCCGGGGGTCGCAGATGCTGTTTGAGCGATGCGAACGTAGCGGCGAGCGTTGATTGGCAGGCGGAAACGAATCGTTTTAGCGGCTGCTCCTGCACCACCGGCGCCCGTTTGGGTCGTGGTGATGAGCGGATCAACTGCTGCGAACGAGGATCCATCGGCTGAATCTTGCAGAGTGTAGGTCACGACCTTCGTGTCAGCAAGCTGAGCGGTTGTGAGTGCTGGTGCTGCGAGTTCAAACACGACTTCCTCGATGTTTCCTCCCATCACTTGCTCGAGGTCGAAGGTCGCGGTGTTCGCGCCTGCTGCGAGCAGAGTAACGGATGAAACGTAGTTGCTGTCTTGTAAGTTGCGGGAGTATCTGGTTGACATGATATTGATTAGCTGAGGGTTTCGGTGTCGACGATGGAGTCGGTGATGATGATCGGGATGCCGAACGATTCCGTTGGGACGCCTGGGAGGATGCCGTTGAATGCTTCCTGCTTCGTGTTCGGCGCGGATGTCCGGCTGACTTGAAGTTGGAAAGCGGAGCGACGTGACATGAGCAGATGCGTTGGACGCTCGCCGACTGGGAACTTGCTGAGAAGCTCTGCAAGTTTTGCATCGGTCACGCCTTTGCCGCTGTCTGCGGTTGCATCTTTCAAGCGGCCCACTGCGTATTTGTTCACGCACTGGAAGCCGATCCATGCGGTGAGGTCAGCGATGAATGCTGCATAGCGCTTGCCGGTTGCGTCCACTGCGTCACCTTCGCGGAATGCGGAGAGGTCGAATGTGGTGCCGTTGCCGTAGACGTATTGCACGCCGGTGTTGCCTGCTTTGATGGCGTAGACCGATGAGCCGGTGCCTGCGGTCGTGCCGCCTGCATCGACAACAAGCTCGGAGCCGAAGCCGTCAACCATTGCTTGCAGACCGGTGAATCCTTTGGATCCTGCGGCGTCGCCGTAGATCGTCTGGGTGCCGACCGTGCTGAGAGCTGCACGCATGACGCCTGCTGCCTCGATGGCTTGGATTGCTTCTGGTCCGTCCTCGTAGCCGCGAGCGACTGCCTTGTCCACTTCGACGCGAGCCGAGAGGATGAAGGCCTCGACGAGACGTTCGGTGAAGTTGGATTTGCTGGCGTCCGTGCCTTCGTTGGCAGCGCGGAAAGCCACGGATGGCCGGCTGTTACGAATGACGGTTTTGTAGCTCGTGCCGCGGATGGTGCGAGCTGGGATCAAAGTGACCTCAGGCGAGCTGGTGGCGACTTCTTCGATGAGGCCGACGATTGGGTCGGCGCCGTTGAGCTTGGCTAAGTCAAGCAGGGTGAGATTAGTAGGCATTTGTTCTTATTGTTTGGATTGGGATTTGAAAGCGGCTTCGACACGTGCGAGGCCGGTAAGTTCGATTTCTTGAGGTGCGGATTCGCTGCGACCAGCGAGAACGGTTTGACCAGAGAGAACTGGGTTGACCGGGATCGCGTTGAGCGCGTTGATTGCTTCAGGATTGGCGATGATGGATGACTTCCAGAAGGATTTGGTGGCGTCGTCCTGTGGAGCGATGCGACCGGCCTTCACGGCGTCTTCGATAGCGATCTCAGCGGATGCCATGGCTTTTTCTGCCATGCTCTCCTTGAGCTTTTTGTTCTCTTCCATGACGTTCGCAAGCTCGGCTTCGAGTTTTGCGTAGTTCTCGGAAGCGGCTGCTTTCGCTGCTTCGACTTCGTCTTCTGATTCAGCGACGGAGGCGGATTCGCGGAGATTCGCCAAGTAATTCTTGGCGACTTCCATGGCGGATTCGGGATCTTGCGATTCGTCGACAAGTCCGAGTTCGATTAGTTGTTCGATCATATTTGTGGGGTTGTAAGCTGCTGCAATTCTTGGGATCTCCTCGAAGGCCGGGTCATTTACAAGTGACCCGATCTCGCCGCGTGGTGCGAGTCCAGTCGGGATGCCGTTCGTTGAGATTAGGAAAGTTGGGGAGAAGTAGGAGTAGTCGCGTCCCTCGATTGCCCGGCGACCGGCTTCTGTCCATTCGACGTCGAGCATGAGGCCGACGCCTTCTTCATATCGAAACTCTTTCGGGATGAATGAGGCTGGTCCGTTCTGATGGTCGAAGCCGGCGAATGGTCGGATGTTTTGCTCGAGGCGCTTGGTGAGGTCTTCTGCGAAGGATGCACCGATGCGAGAGTCGATCTCGACGTCAACTTTCTTCGGCTTGCCGCCGACGGTTGCGTTGATCGTGTGCTTGCCTTCGGGGAGGTAGACGATGCAGTTCTCCAAGGAAACGACCTCGGATTGGAACGCTGCGGAAACTTTATCGGTGGCGAACATTTCCTGTCCCTTGCCATCGAAAGTTCAGTTGGCAAGATTATTTTTTAGCAGATTCTCCAATCGGTCAAATCGTTGTGACCGAGATGATATGATCGAGCGCGGTGTTGATCAGCGCGTCGACATAGGACGACTCAGGTGGAAGCGCGTTCGGCCATGGCTTCTGCGTGACCGACTTCTTGAGCGCGTAGATTGGACGGATGCCGTCTGGATCGTTGTCATCCTTCTCAGCGAGAACTCCCTTGACGCGGAAGAGCGGCGAGATCCGCCTGGAGTAGTCGCGAGCGCTGACGGCGTGCGCCTCAGGCACGATCGGGATCGTGAGGAATTTGCGACGCTTTGCTCGGATCGTTCCTCCGGTGACTTTGTGAGCGAGTCCGATCGCTCCGTTCGAGAACGTAACGCCGGCGCGGTTTGCTTTGGTTATCGACCAGCCCGAAGCGGTCGCGAGCCACCAGCCGCTCAACTTCCTCCCGGCGCCATGAGTCGGCAGCGATGGGTTGATCCATGGCAGGCGTCCGCGGCCGTTGTAGTAGGCGCGGATCTCGTCGAGTGCGCTGATTGATCCCTGCTTGATCGCGTCGGAGCGGAGATTCGGCTCGGTGAGTTTGATCATCGCGAGTTTTGTCTCGTTGAGATTGTCAACGATGACCTTGATGCCGACGAATGACTTGCCTTGATTCATTGCTTGAGTCCTTTGATCATTGCCTCGCCGATCTGATCCTCGAGCGCGTCGATGAGCGCTTGTCGGTCGAGCATGTTGAACATCTGCGGGATCGAGGCGATGACTTTCTCGACCTCATCGTTGAATGCGCCGATCGTCATCCGCTCGCTCTTGTCGAGTAGGTCGGCGATGACCAGATCGATCGGTGCGAGCCATTGGGAGGAGAGTTCTCTGAGTTGTTCGTCGGTCATGGGTAGGGGTCTAGGGGTTATGTTCCAGAGTTCTAGGTTTTTGTTTTGGCTTGGTTGTCTTTTTATCGGGTGGGGAAATTCCTATATATTATGTTATTTTAAAACTTAGAACTAGAAAAGAGACCCCTAATACCCCTATTTGTTTGGCTGATGATCCGCTTTAAACGATTGTTTGATTTCTGTCAGATTGGCTTAAACGACTGTTTTAAGCGTTCCGATCAAGCTCCTCGACCTTGCGCTTCGCCCATGCGTAGCCGGCGTCGCCGCCCCAGCCATGCCATGCCTGCCAGCCCTTGCCCTGCTCGTCCCACGTCGATCCTTCTTTGTCGACCTCGTGGCG